CTTATTCCCGTGCTTCTGGTCATACATTTGAGTATCTTGGATATGGTCCTGGAAACTACTCAACAGGTCTTCCACAAGTTCAGGTCAAGTCTCTCCCCGAAAGAGAAGAGTTCTTGGTTCAGTCACAGGAAAGATCCGCTGGTATTGTTGTCTATACTGGTATGAACAACCGTGGTGATTTCTACATTGGAAACCAGAAGAAATCATCTGCTACTGGTGAGGAAACAACATTTGATACTCCAATTCCAACGGTTACTGGTGAAGATCCATCGAGATTGAGTGCCGTATTTGATGAAGTTACTGTTAAGGAGAGAATTGTTGTTGAGGGTGGTCCTTCTAATCAAGTATTATCGCAGTTTGATGGACCAGTTACATTTAATGGCGAAACTAGATTTACTAATATTAATAAGATTACCAATGAAACTGATTCTACAAGTCCCACATCTGGAGCACTTGTAGTTTCTGGTGGTGTTGGAATAGCAAAGACTCTCAGTGTTGGTGGAGACCTTAGTGCTGGTGGAGACCTTAGTGCTGGTGGAGACCTTAGTGTTTCTAATGTAAATCTTAGTGGAGATATGTTCCTCCTCGATGATAAGAAATTATCTTTTGGAAATAGTAATGATTTAGAAATTTTCCATGGTTTAGCTGGAAGTGGTGATCCTAATGGCGACAGCTATATTCGGGATGTTGGAAATGGAAATCTTTACATTGACTCTGTATCCGGAACTATCTTCCTTAGAACAGATGCAAGTCTTGCTAAGAGATCTATTACATGTAATGATACCGATGGCGTAAGACTTTTTTATAATGATGTAACCAGATTAACAACTACTGGAACTGGAGTTACAATTGGTGGAGAACTTCAGGTAACCGATGACATCACCGCATTCTGGACTTCTGACGAAAGACTGAAAGACAACATTACACCTATTGATGATCCTCTTGCCAAGGTTCTCTCAATCAGTGGTAATACATTTGATTGGAACGAAAAGTCTAACAAGTCTGGACACGATGTTGGTCTGATTGCACAAGAAATTGAGAAAGTATTGCCAGAGGCAGTTACAACAAGGGATAATGGATATCTTGCAGTTGACTATCATAAGGTCGTTCCACTTCTTGTAGAGGCAATTAAAGACCTTTCAGATAAGGTGGAAGCATTGGAGCAAAAACTATCTGATAAATAACTAAAAAGACTATAATGGCAAATATTCGTAAGTCATTTAATTTCAGAACTGGTCTTCAGGTTGATAATGACAATTTCGTCGTAAATGCAAATGGTCTTGTGGGAATCGGAACTTCCATCCCACAAAACTATTTGCTTAATGTTCATGGAGATACTAGAGTTACTGGATTGGTAACCACTGGCGAATTATATGCAGGTATTGGAACTGTCGGAGTTCTGAGTGCAACAAGTGCCGATGTTTCTGGTATTCTTACCGTAGGACAGTTAAAGGTAGGAAGTTCTGAACTAGTTGATAATTTAATTGGATATGCTCGCACAACATTTATTACCGATAATGCTGGGGTAGGATTACACACGACATCAAGAGTTGGTATCAATACAACAATAAGCCCTGGTGTATCTGATTCCAATTTTACTGTTTATGGTGATGCATCAATAAAGGATAACCTCACAGTTACTGAAGGTGATTTAATTTTAACGAGTGGAGATATTAACGCTTCTTCTGGAATTATAACGGCTTCTAGTTTTGATGGCGATCTAAACGCCACAGATTTAACATCTGGTACTGTTAATAATTCTAGACTTCCTGCAACAATATCAGTTACTAATGTAAATGCAACGACACTCACTGGATCTTTAACTGGAACAGCAACAACGGCATCATCATTAACTGGAAGTCCCAGTATTACTGTTACTGATATATCGGCATCTGACATATCGGCATCTGACATATCGGCATCTGACATATCAGCATCTAATATAACTTTAACAGGCATTGTAACAGCGTCTGATGTAAGTGTAACAGGCATTGTAACAGCGACCACGGAGTTAAATGTAGGGTCTGGTGGCACCGCACTAACAGCATTATCAACTGGAAGACTTGGTATCGGTACAGCACATCCAACATCAGAAATTCAGGTTAGAAAAGCATCTGGTTCTCTTGTAGAGGTTGTTTCTGATAGTGGAGAGGCAAGAATCAGTGTTGGACAATCTGTTGGTGCTGGTAATAGCTCTGCGGTATTAAGATTCGGAAACTCTGCTGGAGTATTAGATATCGTTAATAATGACGTTGGTGACATTAAGACTATTATTCACGGTGGTACTGGTATAGGAAGCACTGGCAACTTTAAGTGGGTTTATGGACAAACAAATGATGAATTGATGTCTTTAACATATGATGGGAATCTTGGAATTAATGATACAACTCCATCACAAAAATTATCTGTGGGTGGTGGTGCCACAATTACTGGAAATGTGCATATTGATTCAGATTTAACAGTTGATGGCACTATCACAGGCACAATTAATTATCCATCAGTGATTACGGAAACTAATCTTAATAACACTGGAGGAATTACCACACTCGCACAACTTAAAGTAACAGAAAGTATAGATTTTGATAGTATTCCATTCATTGGTATTCAAACTTATGTTGGTATTGGAACAACCTTACCATCCAGTTATGATTCAAGTCCTGTTGGTTTAACAGTTAAAAATACACTTAATGCAAATCAAATTGTGGTAGATGATTTAATATCAATGCCTACAGGTATTGTAACTGCCGCAACAGTAAGTGCAAACTTTAATAGTTCAAATAATAATGATCCTGCAATATCAATAACGGTTTTAACTTCACCCGACAGACTTGTATTCCAAGTTGTTGGTACATCTCTAACCGCCACTCTAAACTTATCTTAATATGTCTCTAACAGTAAGTAAAGTCGGACCATATTTTTCCTCTGGAAGTATATCTTTTAGTCAGTTGAGAAGTACTTTTAAACAGACTTCTTCTGGGTCTATAAGTTTTTCAGAATATAGAAGAGACACTAATACAGGATCTACTAACCCTATTGTTCCTGATGCTACGGAGAACTCAAGTATAGCAACATCATCAAACTTAAAAATATCACAATTCAGAAACTCTATCAAATATTATAATCTAAATCAAGGTTCTGGTGACATAGAAGAAAATTTAAATATTGCAAATTCTAGTTTGTGGAATGGTAATCTTGGTAAAAACATTGCCAAAACAATAACACTTGCAGGAAGAAATGGATCTACTAACGGTTCTCCAGCAGTAAGTTTAAATGCTTCCGCGATTTATAACGTTCTTTTAGTTATCACTGGAAATATTCTTGGAACTGGTGGTTCTCCTGGTGCTAAGGGAGATAAAAATCAAAGCAATGGTAGTGTAATTTCTAATGCTGGTAATGGAGGAAATGGTGGAACTGCACTTTACATTAATACAAATGGAACTGGAACAGTTACTGTAAGAACTTCTGACACTGCTAAGGTTTATGGAGGCGGAGGCGGCGGAGGCGGCGGCGGATGGGGTGGTAATGGTGCTGATGGTTCTTATACGACATATTTTAGTTATTATATTTCTATTGGCGGAGGTTCAGTTTCAAATGGAAGTTCCACATATTATGTGAGATGTCAACAAGCGTGTGCAAACGCTGGTGGTGAATGGGCAAATAATTGTTATAAGCACATCAGTCAAGGTGGACAAAACTGTGGAGGAAATCCAAGTTATTGGGGTGATGCAGTTTGTTATAGTGACGATTTTACTCGTGTTGCTAACACAACATCATGCAGAAAAACAGTAACTGGTTCCAACACAAATCCCTCATATGGAGGACATGGTGGAGATGGAACTGCTGGTGGTGCTGGTCGGGGTCGTTTCCAAGATAGAACTTTTGCCGAGAATGCACCAATTTTAGGACAACCTGATGGTAAAACTGCTAGAAGTCATTCTAGTGCTGGTAATGCAGGTAGAGGAGGTAAAGGTGGAAATGGTGGAGATTGGGGTGAACCAGGAGATAATAGTGGTGCAGAAAATGGATATCCTGGATACTATAGTAACGGCACTACCGTTTATCAAACTGGAGGTTCTAGGGGCAGTGCTGGAGCGGCAGGAGCAGCAGTTGCTGGTTCTGGATATGTTCTTACAGGTTCTTCTTCCGTATACAAGGGTCCTAGGTAATATACATAAATTAGTTGATTAAATTGTGATGGAAAATGATTATCCATCCTTGCCAGAACAAGGAAAAAATCTTGCTAAGTTTACTTTTGAGGTCTTAAAAAAAGCACTTGCAAATGGTGGTGCTTCATTATTGGTCTCCGAAAAAATACAAAGAGAAAGACTAGAAATATGTAAGCAATGTCCTAAGTATGATGATTTACAGCATCGTTGTAAAGAATGTGGATGTCCTCTAGGTGCAAAAGTTAAGTTTGCATTGGATTCCTGCCCACTAAGTAAATGGTCGGAGTCTGATGTTGATTGGGTTTCTGAGGAATATGAGCACATTATACAACATCTTGATGAAGAAACACCAAAAAATATGACTGAAGAACCTGTATTTCCAGAACCAGACAAGCACGATCTTAAAGTCGGTGATAGGTATGAATGGAACTTAAAGACTTGGATATGGAATGGTTCTGAATGGGTTCGCTTGACAGACTCATAAAATCCCTGTAGACTACCTTTGTCCCGGTTGAAGATGAGACTCTGAGTTCTTACCGAGACCAGTTATGGAACTGTCACAGAGCCCATCGGTAGAGGTCCCATTGTGCTATAATAGTCCCATACGCGATGAGGACTGTGATGCAACTCCGACCCCACCAGCAAGACGCTCTGGATTCTATGCTGGCATTTGACAAGGGTCAGGTTATCATCCCTACTGGGGGTGGTAAGACTCCCGTTATGTTCCACGATTTGATTGTCAACTGTCAGTATATCGACAATGGTATGACTACTGTTGTTGTTGCTCCTCGTATTCTTCTTGCTGAGCAACTCTGCTCTGAGTTCTTGGAGCACATTGATACTACTAACACTCACATTCTTCATGTTCACAGTGGTGAGACGCACCACTTCTCTACTACTAATCCTAGTAAGATCAATCTGTTCGTCAACACTGCACGGACTGCTGGTGAGAATGTAATTATCTTCACCACCTATCATTCTCTGCACCGTCTGCAACAGGCAGATGTTGAGGTCAATACCATTTACTTTGATGAAGCACACAACTCTGTTCAGCGTAACTTCTTCCCTGCTACGGAGCACTTCTCTGCTGTTGCTGACCGCTGCTATTTCTTTACGGCGACGCCAAAGCACTCTGTTACTATTTCCAAACCTGGAATGAACGACCCTGAGGTTTATGGTCAGGTAATCTGTAACGTTCCTGCTCCTAAGTTGGTAGAAGAAGGTTATATCCTGCCGCCTAAGGTTGTTGTGAAGCAACTGGATATGGTTCAGGACAAGCAGATGATTGCTGACCGTGATTCTCAGAATCTGCTTGACACCATTGATGAGAATGCACTGGATAAGATTCTTATCTGTGCTCGTTCTACCAAGCAGATTGTCAAACTTCTTGCAGAATCTGACTTCCGCAAAGAGTTGTCTGAGCGTGGTTATTCAGTGATGTATATTACTTCCAAGACTGGTGCCATTATTGATGGTCAGAAGGTCAACCGTGAGGTATTCTTTGACACTCTGAATGCCTGGGGTAAGGATTCTAACAAGAAGTTTGTTGTTCTTCACCACAGCATCCTGTCCGAGGGCATCAACGTCAGCGGACTGGAAGCAGTCCTGTTTATGCGTAATATGGACTACATCGGAATCTCCCAGTCCATTGGGCGTGTCATCCGTCTGGGTGGCACTCAGAAGACCTTTGGACTGGTCTGTGTGCCTGTCTATGATAAAGTGGGCATCAGCACCGCCAAGAGCGTTCAGGCGGTCGTAGACACCGTTTTCCAGCAGGGTCTGCCTGCTGTGTCTGTGATCCGTCGCTAAATATCATTCGGGCAGCAAAGTCGGGTAGGGGTATTTGACTTGCGTAAGACCCCATATAAATAGTTTTACCCCTACTAAAAGAATAATGACCTTGTGTATCTACACTTATAAGATTACTTTTGAAGAAGTTCCATATTACTATTATGGTGTTCGTAAACAAAAGAAAGAAAATGAAGAATATTTTGGAACACCTGTAACTCATAAATGGATGTGGGAATTTTACACACCAAAGAAACAGATATTAGAAATATTTGATTATAGTGATGAAGGTTGGATAAAGGCACAGGAAGTTGAAAAAAGATTAATTAATCCATTTTACAATAATGATCCATATTGCCTCAACGAAAATGTCGGTGGATTTGTGTCTTTAGAGGCATTAAGTAAATTGGGTAAAAAATTATATGAAACTAAAAGTGGGATGTTTAGCAGAACGAAAGAAAAATTGCGTGAAGATTGTAGTAAAGCAGGAAAAATAACGGGAAATAAACATTATAAAAATGGAACTGGTTTATTCTCTCTTACTGAAGAACAAAAACTTGAAAATTGCAAAAAAGGTGGAAAAATTCAGGGATTAAAAAGTAAAGAACTTGGAATTGGAATATTTTCATTAACAAAAGAAGAACAAAAAGAAATTGGTAGAAAATATGGAAAAATTGGTGGTGCTGTTGTATCTGAAAAATACTCAAGAAGTTTCACATTAGTTTCTCCAACTGGTGAAATTGTTACAGGAAAAAATTTACATAAGTTTTGTAGAGATAATAATCTAACAAGGGCAAATATACAAATGGTTATAAAAGGTCAAAGAAGTCAACATAAAGGGTGGAGGTCAGTATGAAAACTGGCACATTGCCTTCCCACACCCCTCTCACTCTGCTATAATACTTAAGTAATCAAAGGAACACCACCATGAAGTGCAAAGTCACTCTCTATGATGCTGGAACCGTTTTTGAAGAGGTTGTTATTGCCCGTGACTATCAGCAGGCAAAACAGAAAGCAATGGCACGCAATCCTGGTTCTACTCATGTAAGCACCACTGCTATATTTGATAATAATTCTAATAATTCATCTTCCAGTTCTTCTAGCAGTTCTAATAGTTTTTCTGGTGGAAGTTCTTCATCTGGTTCTGGTGAAGGAATGCTTGGTCTTGCTCTCATTATCGGAGCAATCTGGGCACTGATGACTTTTCTTCCCTGGGTTTTGATGGGACTTGGTGGTTGGTTTGGTGCTTGGGCTGGTAATAAAACTGGTAAGGTAAGTCTGGCAATCATTCTCTCTCTTCTTGCTGGTGGATTTGGTTACTATCAGGGTGATAAATTGCAGCAAGAATGGAATTCTGATACTACCACTGTGGAGCAAATCCAACAATGAATTTTCAGAAACCCTTTATTGACCGTCCTGGTGTCTTAGATGATACTGCTGGAGATCCGCAAGGTTATGTAACAAATGATGGCATGTGGGCTGCAGTGCCTATAATAGGTTGCAAAGCATTTGCCATCATTAACAATGGTTCTGTTGTCCATGAGGCACGGAACTATACATCAGCAAAGAACTACATTCTTAAGGAAATGAAAAAGTCCAAAAAGAAGTAGTGTA